GGGGAGGATAGACACAAACAACTTCGCAGTAATGGCCCAAGCTATGGGCATGAACGCAGAGTCATCACAGAATACAAGTAAGGCAAGCACACTAGCACGTTTACGTATTCATCACACACCAATCATGGGTCAGCAAGAGATCAAGGGTAAGATGAAGAACGTAGAGGTAATCTCTGGAGGTGCATACAAGCTAGACATACCTGATGGCCCTACCTACTACGCAGAAGGTGCGACTATTCGTCCATTCCTCCAACGCTTTATGTACAAGAAGTTCATCAAAGGTAATGACAACACAGCCAATCGTTTCCTCAAGACTGTTATGGCTATTGATCTTAACAATGATATGAAAGACAATGAGGGTGGCTTCAACTGTGGTAAGCCAGCGGGGTTCATCAAGGATTGGGCAGCACTACCTGACCACATGAAGGAACTAATCAAGTCCATCAAGCGTGTTCGTGCATTGTTTGGTACGGTTGAGTTGATCAATCCTACAGATGAGAGTGGTAACGCAGTTGACGTAGACAGTACAGCGTTTATCTGGGAGATTGATAATCGTGATGCCTTCAAAACATTGGGGGATCAGTTTACCAAGCTATCCAAGATGCAACGCCTACCACCCCAGCACGACATCTCTTGTACTACAAGTGAAGTACCGTTGCCTAACGGCAGTAGCTTCTATGTACCAGAGGTAGAGTTAAACCTTGGTACTACGTTGGAGATGGACAACGGTACACAGGAAGTCTTCGCTAACTTTATGGCATGGATTGAGAACTACAATACCTACATACTTAACTCATGGGACGAGAACATGCACAAGAATGAGGATGTAGACACAGACACAGTAGAAGAGTTTGTGGATATCAATGAAGAGGACTTTGTGTAATGGATATGCCGCAGTCAGGTATTGTCTATGACATGTCAAATGAAGAGTATCACAGACAGGTAGGGTACTCTTCGACTGCCATTAAAACGGTGTGCAAGCAATCGCTTGCGCACTACATGGCACAGAAACCACTAGGGGACAGCCCTGCATTTGCACTTGGGTCTGCTGTACATGCTACTCTGCTGGAGCCAGAGCGTGACCTAGTTATCAAAGGACCAAAGACAAGGGCATCTAAGATGTTCAAGGAACTATACAGCAACAAGGAAGATGATCAAGTTGTACTAACAGAAGTAGAGTACTACGTACACAATAAGATGTGCAGTTCTGCTTTAGATAACCCAACGTGTAACAAGATACTAAAGGATAGTCGTAGGGTTACTGAGAGTAGTGTCTTCGTGACGGATAAAGTTACGGGGCTGAACTTGAAGACACGGCCTGACTTGTACATACCAAAGACAGGTCAGTTGTATGACATCAAGACTACCATTGACGCATCACCAACAGGTTTTGCAGAGCAGGTAGGTAAGTACATGTACCACATACAGGCTGCGTTCTACGTACTGACTTGTAAAAAGGCTGGCCTTAAAGCTACAGAGTTCAGCTTCATAGCTGTAGAAAAAACTGCGCCGTACATTACTCACTTGCACAAGGTAAGCCCTGAGTTATTGAAGGAAGCTATAGAGCAGGTAAAAGAAACTCTTGCACACATTGCGGAGGCAAACAAGACAGGTGTGTTTGGTACTGGTTGGGGTGAGTACTCTACCCTTAAAGTAGGGGACTTTTAGTACCATGAAGGCAAAGCAATTCTCTGCAGCCATGAAGCATGGGTATAGGAGTGGACTAGAGGTCAGAACTAAAGACTATCTCAACGAGCACAACATGCCGTTCAAGTATGAGGAAGTCAAGATTGAGTGGGAAGACCTCATGTACCGCACCTATACTCCAGACTTTGTGTTGAAGAACGGCATAATAATTGAGACAAAAGGATTATTCTCAGCGGATGACAGGCGTAAACATTTAGCTGTTAAGGCACAGCACCCTAAGTTAGACATACGATTTGTGTTCTCAAGCAGCAGAAAGAAATTAAGTAAGGGAGCCAAAAGTAACTATGGACAATGGTGTACAAAGAATGGTATAAAGTATTACGACAGGATCATTCCTCTCGAATGGTTAGAAGAAAAAGGTAAGGACATGCATCCCTCGCTGATCCACTGCCCCTACAAAAAAGTAAAAAGGAGATAGCACACATGATAGAAGACAAAGTATTTCTGGACTTCAATCCGAATGACTACATCATTAGGTTGACACCTTTCCTAGATGACATGGGCAACTGGACGGGTGAGTTACTAGTGGGTACTGTTACCACAGATGAAAACAACCTGACTGATGAAGATCATTTCAATCTAATAGGTATAACTAAGATGGTATGTGCAGCAGTCCCCGCTATGGAAGAAGACGATCACGTTCGTAACTTGTTAAATACTATAGTTGATAGGGTAGAGAGTGAGCCAGAGGAAGATGATGGACAATCGTTAATAGTATCTAGTGTAGAAGAGAATGTAATCAACGTTAACTTTAAAAGTAAAGGGGCATAGCTTATGAACAAGAACAAACTTACAGAGGATGACATGGTAAACTCACCTGCCCACTACAACTTTGCTGGTGTTGAGTGCATTGATGCTATACGAGCAGCAACGGGAGAAGAAGGTTTCTCTTACTACCTACAGGGTAACATAATGAAATACCTGTGGCGTTACCGATACAAGAATGGTGTGGAAGATTTGAATAAAGCACAGTGGTATCTCAGTGTACTAATTGAGGATCAAAATGATAGTTAAAGTTTTTTTAACCCTTAACATAGATGAGACAGAATACCAAATGCCAGCAGACAATTTTATTAACGATGAGATAAGAGAAATACTACAAGAGTTCATCTATGATGTAGATGGCATGACAATACAATCAATGAAAACAGTATCGGAGTAGACATACATGAATAACTTTTTACCAACAGACTACCAAGCCTTCATCCATACCTCACGGTATGCACGTTGGTTAGACACAGATGGCCGCAGGGAGTCATGGTCAGAGACAGTAGGCCGATACATTGACAACGTAGTACGTAAGGTTGCTGCAATTCCCGGCATACAGGCAAGTAAGATTGAGGAAGCTATCCTTAGCTTGGACGTTATGCCATCCATGAGGGCAATGATGTCAGCTGGACCAGCACTAGACCGTGACAACACGGCAGGGTTCAACTGTAGTTACTTACCAGTAGACGATCCCAAGTCATTCGATGAGGCCATGTACATCCTCCTCTGTGGCACAGGGGTAGGCTTTAGTGTTGAGCGTCAGTTCATCAGCAAGCTACCAGAGATACCTGAGTTGTACGTTAGTGAGACAACTGTAGTAGTAAAGGACAGCAAAGAAGGTTGGGCTAAGGCACTACGTCAGGTGCTTGCATTACTGTGGGCAGGTGAGATACCTAAGTGGGATGTCAGTCAGGTACGCCCAGCGGGTGCAAGGCTCAAGACATTTGGTGGTAGGGCTAGTGGGCCTGCACCCCTTGTAGATTTGTTTCACTTCGCTGTGTCAACATTCAAGACAGCACAGGGACGTAGACTGTCAAGCATGGAGTGTCATGATCTTATGTGCTTCATTGGACAGATCGTAGTCGTTGGTGGTGTACGCCGTAGTGCTATGATTTCATTGAGTAATCTATCTGATGATCGTATGCGTCACGCTAAGTCAGGCAACTGGTGGGATGGAGCAGCACACCGTGCGTTAGCTAACAACTCAGTATGCTACACAGAGAAACCAGACATGGAAACATTCATGCGTGAGTGGCTGTCCCTAGTGGAGAGTAAGTCAGGTGAGCGTGGTATCTTCAACCGTCAGGCATCTAAGAGACAGGCAGTCAAGAATGGTAGGCGTGATCCTAATCATGAGTTCGGAACTAATCCATGTTCGGAGATAATTTTGCGGCCATATCAATTTTGTAATTTAACAGAGGTAGTTGTACGAGCAACAGATGACATTGCCTCACTTGAAGAGAAGGTACGTATGGCTACCATCCTTGGTACTGTACAGTCTAGCCTAACAAAGTTTCCCTACCTACGTAAGATATGGCAGAAGAACACAGATGAAGAACGTCTGCTAGGTGTATCACTAACAGGTCTAATGGATAACCCATTGATGACACTAAAGAATAAAGGACTTGACAAACTACTTGAGCACCTCAAGAAAGTTGCAGTTGAAACTAATGTCTATTGGGCTGGTGTACTTGGCATCCCAGTGTCAGCAGCCATAACTTGTGTCAAGCCAAGTGGTACGGTTTCACAACTTGTTGATTCAAGTAGCGGAATACATGCAAGACACAGCGACTACTACATCAGGACGGTGCGTGGTGACAACAAAGATGGGCTAACACAGTTTATGAAAGACCAAGGTGTCCCACATGAGCCATGTGTTATGAAGCCTGACACTACCACAGTGTTTAGCTTTCCTATTAAATCACCTAAGAACTCAGTGACACGGAACGACATGACAGCCATTGAGCAACTGGAGACATGGTTGATGTATCAACGCCACTGGTGCGAACACAAACCAAGTATTACTTGCACAGTTTTGGACAGTGAGTGGCTGGAAGTAGGGGCGTTTGTTTACAAGCACTTCGATGAGATGTCTGGTGTGTCATTTCTACCACACTCTGACCATAGTTATCAGCAAGCACCCTATCAAGAGGTAGACAAGGATGCATACAATGTGTTACTAAAGACTATGCCTAAGATGATTGATTGGGCTGGGCTGTCTGAGCACGAGAAAGACGATAACACCAATGCAATGCAGACACTAGCATGTAGTGGTGATACATGTGAGATAGTAGATATCTCATAATGTTTATAGTAATAGGGAGATACACATGGTAAAAGTAACGTTAGACGAACTGGAGTATGAGTCAGATGACTTTACTAAGGAGCAGAAACAAATGTTATCGGAGATTAACTACAACAATAATGTACAGACACAGTTAAACTATCAACTGCAAAGTATTATTGGTGCAGCAAACATACTACTAGTTAAACTAAAAGAAAACTTAACAACTAAAAAAACATAGGAGTAAGTAACATGGCAACAGCATATAGAAAACCATTCTCAACTAATCTTTATAGCAAGTACGATGACGTAGCTAAGAGGGCGCTAATTAGTTACTTAGTTAAAGAGGGTCACGAGTTGTTAGATAGTACAGAGTCTTATGATGCAGACCTTACAACACAAAAGGGCAATGTTACTTACTACAGTGAAGCAGAAGTAAAGACAGCATGGAATGGTGATTGGCCACCGCACTGGGCAGAGATACGTATACCTGAACGTAAGAAGCGCCTACTAGGTAAGCATCACAGCAACCTAAAGTTCTACATCTTTAGTGGTGATCTATCTAAGGCGTGGTGTATCGACAGTACTCTACTAACGGAAGACAAACTAAAGGAAGCAAGGGGACGAAACATAACTAACGGGGAACAGTTCTATCATGTACCCTACAAACAAGCAAAACTTATTAAACTAATATAAGGAGATAATCCTATGATAAAAAAGACTAGAGCATCACGTGGTTTGGGTAAGTACGATGCACCCTTAAAGGTTCAGTACAACATGGGGTATGAGGGGTTCAAGTACAACCGTTCATCCAACCCATTCCATGCAGACACGATGCAGTATCGTGAGTGGAATAGGGGTTTCGACAGAGCCTATTTCGATAACTTGAAACGGGTAAAAGAATATGAAGTTAGAACAAGAAGTAGAACAGTTTCTCAAGGAGAAGTATAACATGTCAGACTTTAATGCGTACCAAAGGATGGCAGCTAAAACTGCAATCTACCCAGACGAACACCGCATCATATACCCTGCACTTGGATTAGCAGGTGAGTCAGGTGAGGTAGCCAACAAGGTTAAGAAACTTATTCGTGATGGGCCAGAGGGTAGGCCAGACGATTGGCGAGAACAAATATCCAGTGAGATAGGTGATGTGTTATGGTACTGTGCTTCACTAGCAACTGATCTCCC